AACCTGACGTTACTACATTCTGATCATACTCAATCCAATCACGAGCTGCATCCACATTATCATAAAACTCATCGACAAGATCTTCTTGTAATATTTCGTTGGCATGATTGGACATATTAGTTTCCTATATTGTAAATACCATTGTTGTTAACATACACCCAGCCTTTATCAGGATCTGAGTAGTGACGAAGCAGCTGCTTGTTTTGATACAAAGCTATTATATTGCCTGGTTCAAAATTCCACGTAGCTCTGTCACATTCGATAAATGCTTTCTTAACAGCTTCTTCGTCTTTGCGTTCATTGAATTCAAACTGCTTGACAACTTTCCTGTTATTGACAACGACAACTTTAATCATAAGATTCTCCAAAATCAGCCCATTCTTGTTCCCACGTGGGTTCACCATATTCTTCGAACGTTTCACGCTCATAGTCCTCGCGCGTTGAACATATCCACTCCATGGGCACGTTAAGCGTTTCAGATATAACAAAGTCGGACTTTCCTTCTTCAATCAAGGAAAGTATTTCCAGATACAGGTCACTCATTTTACTCATATATTAACTCCTACTTTACGTACTTTAAGATACTTCATCATATTGCAGTTGAGATAAACTTTTTCCTTAACATTATCAAAATAAGAGTCAGTTTTAAGCATGATATAATCACAAAATGTGGAAGGATCTGCTGTTGGCTGCTTTTCTCGAACTTCTACAATGGTCCCTTCATAATAACCAGCTGCAGTAGTGAGACCGAGCTTGTCACCAACATTACCAAACTCTTGAGGGGTGTACATAATTGACATTTTTATCTCCTTAATTTCAAACTATGTAATATTATCTGATGACTAATTCATAATGTCAACTTTTTAAACCCACAGAAAACAACAGGTTATAAAAAAATTGTAACCTGTTGATTTTCATCGAAAACAATATATAACAATATCAATCAGTTAAAACAATTGACTGAAATCTTTCTGTCGGCCCCTGTCAAAAACAGGTATTGCATCATTGAATTCTGGTTCTTGCATGACGTCTTCTTGCGCAGACTGTTCGACGTCATATAACCTCATTCTCGAGCGATCTATGCCTACAACGAATCTTTTGTTTATTGTCGGATCATTATATCGGTTCTTGAGCTGCTTCACCATTATCTGATTCAATTTTTGAAGATCTTCTGTGCTTATCACAGCAAACATAAAGTCTGCTGTTGCTGGCAAACCAAAAGATTCAGATGTGTCGGTCAACTCAACATCGCTGTTTGAAAATCCTTGACGTGTTGTTTGTGTGGCACTGAAAATAGGCACATTCTTTTCTACAGCAAGTCCCCTCAACTCTTCAGCAATAGATTTAATCAGACTGTATGTGTTGATTGAGCTTCCTAGGCCTTTCATCCGTGCTGAAGCACATATATTTAAATAATCTATGTAGATTATGTCTGGAACAAATCCTTTCTTTATCTTTAACTCATTTATTAGATGTCTGAAATGACCTGCATGAGCACCAGCTGTTGGATATTCCTTTACAATAAGACGACCCGGGGTCTTTGCTCTAATTTTCTCAATCTTTTTATCATACGCATCCTTAGGCAGGTTAATCAGCTCATCCAACGGAACATTCATTAAGTTAGCATCAATGCGCTCTGCAATCTTCTCTTCGGCCATCTCCATTGTTATATAAAGAACGTTCTTGCCATCCATAAGATTAGTTGCTGCAAAGTGACACATTGCAAGAGACTTACCAACACCGGTACCAGCCAGGATAATGTTAAGAGACTTTTTAGGCACACCGCCTTTTGTTATTGAATTGAGATATTCAAGATCAAACGGAATACGTTCTTCCACTCTATGATAAAAATCATAGCGGTCTTCATAATCATTCAAAAAGTCATGACCAACAGTATTATCAAAACAAACACTCAACGCGTCAGCTAGTATAGATGGTATCGCATCTTTGGCTTTTGTTTTGCTTTTACCATCTATGATATGGATGCTGTCCATGATAGCATTGTAGATAGCTTTGTCTTGACAAAATTTTTCTGTCTGATCAATAAGCCAGTCTCGATCATGATCTGAGTTTGTTTCTTTAAATGACTCAATTAAAGATACGGATGAATTGTAATCAGACTCTACTAAAGTTTGATCGTTACCAAGCTCAATAATTAATGTGCTTGGAGAAGGAACGTCACCGTACTGATCAATGTAATCAAATATTTTTTGAAAGACTATTCTTTCCGATACATTTTGAAAGTATTCTGGTTTGATAAACGGTATGACTTTTCTTGCATACTGCTCATCCTTAGTCAAATTAATCAGTATCGTCGTTTCCATCGATTGTATTCACCTTGTTCGTGTTGACCACGATATCATATAGTATATCGCCAATCAGGTTTTCAAATTCAGCTTTTTCTGCTTCTTCATTTTCATATGTATAGGATTCAGGAGCTTCCTTAAGATCATATGTAAAGTTTATAGGTAGCGAACCATCATACTCCTCGTTGCCTATACTTACTTCACCAAATTGAAAAACAAAGTTTACAAACTTACCGTCAGTAATTCTTATTAAAGCTGTGTCTTCTTTTTTATCAAAGATAACTTCATACTTGTTCGTCATCAACTCCATCTTCTTCATCCTTTTCGTCAATGAAACCACCGCCATACATAAATTCTGTCTGGGCAGCAAGCTCAAGGCGCTCCATAATATCTGGCGTAAAGTATTTCTCAGGATCACTGTTAATAGCTTTACCAAACACTTTGGAGCCATCTGGTAACTCATAACGAGTTGATACTTTCTTAATAATATCATACTTCTCAGCCAACTCAAGCAGACCGTAGTACCTGTCTAGACCTTTATCGTATGTGAGAAGCACTTCAACCAATTTATTTTCTTTAGTAAACCTTGACTTCGTCATGTTGCATTTAATTATATTACCGACAACTTCTTTGCCATCTTTCTCTTTACGCTTAGAAAGGAAGACAATCTGCGATGCTGTATACTTTAGACCGGAACCACCAGACATTTCTTTTGTGGGAATATAAGAACCGACAACTTCATACACATGATTGGTAACAAGAAGAGGCACATTCACTTTAGCAAGTTTGAGATTCAAAACACGAAACGTTGCCTTCAACGTAGCTGCTTTGGTCATATCCCTTGTTTCACTACCAGCAGCTGTGTCTTCAACTTCTTTAGTAGTTGACAACTGGCCAAGAGAATCAAGGACCATCATCATTGGAGGACGTTTATCTTCTGGTGTCTTGGCATAGTTATCAATGATCTGCAGAGCAACATGCCTAAACTTCTGTATTGTTTCTGGTTCTGAAATAATAATTCTGTTTGTGTCGATACCACGCGTTTTCATCATGTCCTTCGTTACGGCAGCTTCAGTATCAAAATAGAAAACTGCAGCATCAGGATTGTCATCGAGAAACTTCTTTACTACACCCATTACAAAAAACGTTTTACCAGTAGCAGATTCTCCAGCAAATGCTGTTATCTTATTATTAGGAACACCGCCATACAAACTACCACTCATTGCTGCATTGAGAATATACGAACCCGTATCAATAGCTCCGGAGAATTCAGAACTATTCAGACCGTCCTCAGCCATGTTTGTATTTTCATCTTTTAATTCATTTACAATATTACGAAAGAAATCACTCATCTGCTTTTAGCTCCCAAGGAAAATTGATCCAGCGTTCCGTGTCAGTTAACATTCCCATGTAGTCACAAGCGAATTCACTTTGCTTCTTTTCCACAAGACTGATAAACACCCCATTGCCATAATGGTCTTTGACCTGCTTCATTGTGGTACCAGTATCATTGATGTCGTCTATAAAGACAACAGTTGCGCCAGCTGATATAGCTGCTGAAATAATTTCATTGTCTTCACGTGTTCCACCATCTCGTGTTTGCCACAAAACAGTTTCCATCGGGACATTGAGATAATGAGACATCATTACGGTTGGTGTCAGTCCACCACGGGCAATACCAACAAGCAGTGCTGGATTGTGTTTTTTTATTTTGTCTGCAAGACTGCAGACCATAGGTTCGATTTCATCAAAAGTCAATTCAAAAGGTTCCATTATATCTCCACCAATTATATTTTATTTTCAAGTTCTTTTTCTAACTTCTCCAACTTAGCTATTTTCTGTTGAACGAAAGAACGGTTCTTTCCACTCTTGTTATTTGCTCTGTACTTGTAGAGTAGTCTTCTAACCTGTTCAAGATCAGGGTTCTCCAAATTTTCATCTATCTCTACTTCTTCCTCAATCCATTCTTCATCAACAACAGCTGCTACTTTCTTAGTAGTAACCTTTTTATAAGTATCACGTAAAGACATGTTGGCAGCCACCAGAAGAAGAACAGCAAGAGGGTCAAACACAAATATAATAATAAGAATAACGATTCTAACAGCGCTGTTAAGAATAGCTTCGTTAGTTTCATCACCATATATAAGCTCTGCAATATACCGTATTGGTCCAACTTCAGCTTCAATAGAAAGCTGTTCTTGAGATAACTGAAGTCTGTCCGACTGCAAACTTCCCATGATGCCATAAGCATCATCAATAATAGTATTGAGATTGTCTCGCTCATCTTTCTGTCCTTCTCTTACTGCTATAGCACCATCATCACCTCTAATACGATCGTAATCAATAAGGGTCTGTACTGCACTATCAAGCTGCGCTATAACAAGATTAGCATCATCTATGCGTTTTTGTTCTCTCTCAATCTTTTGATCTATTTGTTCTATTAATAGAGTATTATCCCCTGAAACAATTGTTTGGTCAATATGCGCTTTAGATAAAAATCCGAAAATACCCATTGATGTGATAAACATCAGGATAACAACAGCAAATGTGAGATAAGATTTGAGAAGAAACGGTACGCGTTTCCAATTTTGATATAGCCATGAAGCTGTAACAAGTTTACCAACTTCGAGACTGGCTCCCATGATCATAACAGGAACTTTAGCTGCAGCAAATATTGCTGCAAGTCCAGCTATACTATACCACGCAGCAACACCTGATATAGCAAGCGCCACCAGAAGAACTAGATAGGCCATCATTCAGCTTTGATTACTGTCCATGCACCATAGACTATAGCTACGCCTGCAGCAATCTTAGCCAACGGTGTTAGAAACAAAACCATAGCACCCAGACCAATCAAACATACACCATCCAATGTTGTACGTTCTTGCAATCTTTCTTTGAACCATTTCATTTTATTCGCCTCTTGTTATTTCCAATAATTTGTTGATTTGTGATTGGATCTTTTCTTTTCTATTCGGCCAATGAATATAATCCTTGTCCGATGTCTTCAACAGATTCACCAGCAAGGGCATTATCAATTTTTCTACGTCTATTAATTTACTTCTTACTTGGTCTTCCGTTGTTGTTTTAATTATATCAAATTCATCATCAAGATTCATCATCTTTGTGCTCAGATTGTTCATAGCGGTTACCAACGCATCAACCTTCTGTTCGATACGTAAGACGTTGTCGTTGATTCCTTCAACATCTTCTTCAATCGGTTTTGTATCTACTTGTACAGTCGACTGGGGTACTTCATCAACAGCGTTGAAACCAAAATCATACTCAGACAAATATTCTTCTGGGATATCGGACATATCACTGTTCCTCATTTGGTTTAATATTTATCTAAATGAACATATCCAATGTCATTTGCTTTTCTGCTGACCATTCAATGACGTCTAATATTGAATTCAGTGGTTCGAGGTAGGCCTTTTCAAACTGCAAGTCGTAATCAACATTGTTCTCTATATCGAACTCATTAGGTACACCGCTCGAAGTGAATGCAATAACATTTTCGTGAAGAGTGTTTGGAACTTTTAAATAAAGAAACTTCACTTTATCACCTGAAAATATTGGGTCATGGTTCTTCAATTTCTTTTCATTAATATGGAAGTTATAAAGAAGAGCACCTCTTACATGTATCGGACAACCTTTCTTGTATATCGAACTTCTGTCTTTCCACTTATCGATATCGGAAACACCTCGAGGAAATGCTATGTCTTCAGGTGGTAACGAATTAAATTTGTCCCTGCATTGCTGAATAAACTTCTGCGTTGTTTCTTCATCTGTGGTCATAATTACACGAATAGTTTCTTTCAGCATATTACGACATGGCATGGGCGTTGATGATCTTACAACTTCAATACCCATGATTTTCAGTTTAGGCTCAGTATACTGAACGCCTTCTGAATTGTATACGTTAAGAGCATAATGTTTCTTGCCAGTCCATATACCTTTATCAGCTATCACCTCTCGTTTCATCACCATTCGTTGTTCGTAACCGTTCATATACGAGCACAGCTTTTCATATGATTTAGCTAATAATGGCTCAAACTTCTCAGACGCAACTTTATCAAGAAACTTAACACCCTTTTCTGTCGTTAGTTTTTCACCGACAGCTTTTTCAACTAAATCCTTCGTACGAATGTACAATGAGTCTGTATCAATAGCTACTACGTAATCTTCTTCGGTCTTAAGTAGCTTTCTCATATATTCGTTAATGGTGTTCTCGGCCCACCTAATAGTCAGTTGGCCCGATACAGTGATAGACTCAGCAATACGCATGTCATAGTATCTGAAGTATTGATTTGAGAGTGCACCATAAAGTGAATTCATCAAAATCTTTGTAGCCATCTGCTGATTGTTAAGTGTGACAATCTTCTTATCAAGTTCGTAAGATGATCCTTTATCTTGAACTTCCTGTTCTGTCTTGAGCATTTCTTTCTTGACAGCAGATCGTTCAGCATAAAGACCATCGATTATTTCGGGTACAATGCCTCTTTTGCTTTTGTCAAAATATTGACCCGTAGCAGACATTGTATAAGTGTTAGGTATGTCGTATTTGGTCTCGTTGAGAAGATCGTCAACAGTGACTCCATAACACCTATCGTTTACTATTGTTTCTGGAGACATGTTGTACTGCATAATAATGTGAGGATACAGAGAGTTCAAATCGAAAGAGACAATCCAGTCGTGCATACCATTCTGTGGAACCTTGACATGAGCTCCTTCAATTTGTCTTTCCTTTGTATGATCTTCTTTTGGAGGTACAACAACATTTCTTTTCTTCAACTCATTGTAAAGAAGAGCATCCCATATACCAACTGAACCAAATGCATCAACCATGTTAACTAATGCCTTGTAAGCAATAGTCATTGCCAGTGTAATCAGACCAGTTTTATCTTCAAGTCTATCAACAATATCAACATCTTTGACGTTATAGTCAATAAACAGTTGGTAGTTTTCTTTATAGAGGGAATGGAGAGTTCCATATTCAGAGTAGTCGATTTTCTTTTCACCAAGTACAACATGAGCTATATTATCAAGTTTATAGCTTTCTTGTGTACCATATGTGTAACCGAACTTCTTGAAACAATCCATAAAGTCGAGTTGCTGGATACCACGAAGTTCAAATGCCTGTTGTGTTCTTGCAGCCATTTGAATCTGTCTTTCAGATATTACACCCCATGGCGACAACTTCTTAACCATGTCCTCGCCAAGAACTTTACCAATTCTATTGACCAAATAGACAGTATCAAAAAATCTTGAGTTCCATCCTGTCAGGATATCAGGATAGTTTGCTTGCCACTGATCAAGAAACTTCATTAAAAGCGTGGCTTCGTTGTCACACTTTATGTGCTTAACTCTTGATGACAAATCGCCAGATAAGATTGATTCTTGTTTATTCCAATAACCTGTTCCAAACACGTAGAAAATATTGTCTATGTTGTTCTTTAAACAGATAGCTGTAACAGGAAAGTTTGCTTGTTCTGCATGAGGAAATCCTTGATCAGATTGAACTTCAATATCGATAGTTGTTACGTTAATTATATCTCTATCGAATTCAACACCACGATCGAGAAACGCGTCTGATATAAACTGTATCACAAAATTAGTGTTACCATATATCTTAAAGTTCTCGACTTCTCCATAATCACGAAGAAAATCCTGACACTCTTTCATAGTACCAGGATTGATCTCATCTACGTTTTTTCCTTGAAGCGTCTTCCATCGACTTTTCTTGTCTGTAGGAACGTAAAAAGTAGGTCTGTAAGGTACACGTTTTCTTATCCTTTCACCGTTCTTGTAACCACAGAAAAGGATGTCGTTACCAAGCCTATCAACGCTTGTGTAGAATGTAGACATTATACAATTATCGACTGCTTCTTAGGTGCGATCACATTACCAAACATTGTGTTGTATTGCTCAACAACAGAACTGTCAGGCTCTGCTTGATACACGACAAAACGTTTTGCGACATTAATATTTTTTTCTTCTTTACTCAAAATAGGTGACCAAGGAGCAAAACCTAGTTGGCCACTGCCAGTTGGTATTGCAACAATTGCATTTTTAATTTTGATCGTATCCGAATCTTCAGATTCAATTTCTGCTACGACATCTTCTCCAGATGACATACGAATAAGTTTTACATTGCTCATAATAACTCCAATAAAAAAGAGAGCCCCGAAGGACTCTCTTATTATCTGACAAACGCTTGATGAAATCAACTGGCCTTTTCAATTAAAAGTTCAGGACCATTGATTTCTATTTTACGAGGTTTAAGTTCATCGGGTATCAGGTGCTCAAGCTGAATAGAAAGTATTCCATCCACCAAAGAAGCTCCTGTAACCTCGATGTGTTCGGCTAATGTGAACTTGCGAACAAATTTCTTCTGCGAGATACCACGGTGGACATACTGGTGGTTTGTTGTCCCGTCTTTTTGTTTTTCACCTTTGATAACGAGGACATTTTTATCGTATTCAATATCCAAGTCTTGCATATTGAATCCTGCCACAGCTAGTTCGATGGCATACTTATTCTCAGCGTGCTTAACGATGTTATGCGGTGGGTATTGAGGTGTTCCATTCTCTATTGCTCGTTCGAGCTGTTTGAAAAGAGAATCAAATCCTATAAACGAAGGGTGAGGGTGAAAATATATGTTGCTAGTCATAAAGACCTCCTATTTTTTAAGCAAGGTTTAAACGAGACCGGATCATTCCGCATCTCAATTCTATTTATATATTCTTTCTACCAATATTATATTTGGCAACAAGTTGCCAATCATTTTTATCACCGTATGATAATACCTTAATTTGACTCAGAGGGGCAACAGGATCAGCACTTTTTTCTGGCTCTGTTAATTCGACAAGGCCCCACTCTGCCAAAAGATTTGCAATGGTGTTTCTTCTCGACTTGTCACCCGCATCAAAATTTGTTGGCTTCCCGTCAAGCGCAAATAGTTCCTTGAAATGTACAATATAATATTTGCCTTGTTTGTGCAGGATATGACACGATTGGTACAGAGTCATATCTTTTCTTGATGCAATACCGATACGTGTTAATGTCTCACGTACCTTGAGAAAATCATCGTCTTCTTTTAGTTTAACTTCGACAATGGAGCTTAAATCAACAGCCATCGACACCACCTGTAAATAATTTTTGTTTTAATTTTTTCAATTCGTTTTCAGTAAACAATGGTAACACTTGATTTGCTTTTTCATAACTATAGCCATAATATTCAACAATTGTATCGAGGCTATCGCTTTGTTCTTTTTTATACCACTTACTAAATCTTTTGCGTTTACGTATACTATTTAGGAAAAAATCAAATTGCAGTTTATTTTCGGTTTGAGGCCTCATGTTGAGTTCGTTGCATAGAAGAACAGTATCGGGAAAATATGACAGTCCTTTATTTACGACATAAGGCGTGTAAAGTTTTTCCGCGAGCTCTGGATTGTCAGACTTACCAATCAAATCTTCTTTGGTGTAATTGATAGCGTTTATAAAGTCAAAAGGTTTCATCTAAAATTAGGTCCTTCAACCCATATAACCAAAGATCTCCGTATACCTTTTGTTACTGGTGTTACACGGTGCATTAAAAAAGAAGGAAACATTATCATCTCACCTTTTTTAAGATCATATGATCGCGGTGTGTCACAATCTAATGTTTCAAATACACCGCCCTCGTAGTCATCATTTAACGCTACAACGGCTGAAAGTTTTCTACCCATGTTCTGAGTTGTAAAAAGATCACCCTGATCAGTGTGCCAATCATACTTACCTTGTACCGTTTCAGGATAGATTGTGTACTGCATACTATGAAAACCGGTCAGGCTATATTGAAAATAATCTGTATTGGCTTTATTAATATAATAAGCCACCTTTTCAAAATAAAATCTGAGATTCTCATCCGTTGGCATTAGCCATGCCACATTGGACTTTCTCTGCTCAGATAATCTACCTTGGCCTGCACTACCAACGCGAGCTTCGATAGATGTTAGATTGTTTTCCACATACCAATTGAGATAATTGATATCATTATCATTGAACACTCCAGGCGCTTTTAGAGCATAGGCACCTGTTCGATCTTCATACGGCTTCAATAACCACATTATTCAAACTCACAACTTGACATTACTTCGGTAAAAAACGCTACAATATTTATTTCTTGATCAGCAACGAACGCAGCCTTGTGTTGATAGTCAGCCATAAGAACAACTAGCTGAGGTATCGATCTTTGTTTAAATTCAGTAGACGATATATCATACAATTTTCTAAACAACGTTGTCGTATCAATATCAGAATTGTGCGCCACCCACTTTCTCATCTCTGTGAACGATTTTGCCTTGAGATGTTTAACAAGTTCAACGATAGATGTTTCACCGTTATTGACAAGTATACCTGAATCCACCTTGCCAGTAGCACTGTATCTCTGAAGCTCGTTTATAACTCTTCGCCAGTCTGGAAAGTATTTTGTTATAAGTTCTACTACAACCTTCTTATCAAAGTCAATATCTTCTTCAACAAGAATACCGCTGATACGATTCAGGAATTGAGAAGCAAGTTTCATCCTCTCATCTTTCGGAATATTAAAGTCTACCACGCTGCATCGTGAGTGCAATGGATCGATAATACGATTCTTAAAGTTACAAGTAAGAATAAAACCGCAATTATTGCTAAACTCTTCCATGAAGTTACGAAGAGCGGGCTGAGTAGAGTTAGGATTGAGGTAATCAGCTTCGTCTAATATAACATACTTGCGACCACCGGTAAAGGATACGGTAGATGCAAACTGCATAATCTCATTACGAAGAGTATCAATATTACCATTCATACTGCCGTTAATAACAATATAGTCCGCATTTACTTCTTCAAGCATAGCGCGAGCTACGGTAGTTTTTCCTACCCCGGGTCCACCAGATAGCAGCAGGTTAGGTATATTCTTCTTATTTACAAACTCTTGAAAGACAACTTTAAGATCTGTCGGTAAGACACAATCTCTAATTTTTTTAGGGCGATATTTTTCAACCCACAAAAATTCACTCATAATATAAACCTTTCTTATTCAAATTCTGAAGTGGCTTCGTTAACAATTGTATAAGTCAAGTTACCATCGATAGATTTAAACTGCGCCATCTTCTGCTTGCTCAATGTTACTTCATAAGAACCTACCATCATTTTAAGATTCTCTACTTTGAACAGGGCATTGAATTTTTTATCGGTCTTACCGACATCGTAACTAAATGTATTTGTTGTTTTGTTTTTACTGTTTACAGCTTTGATGCTAATCGTTTCACCATCACCTGTGATAGCAATTTCAGGTAGCTGCAACACGTTGGCTGCTTGCATAACACCTTTGATTACTTTGTCGGTAATACTAAACGACACATAAGTATCGGGCAGCTGAAACGGTTCAAGTGATGGAATGATACGGAACGTATTTTTATCAGCGTAGAAGTAGTCGCTCTTTGCACCATTCTGACCACTTATGGTCAAGTATGTTGTATCAAATTCTAGATCTGGTTCTTCAAGCAATGACACAATTCCTAAAAATTGATTCAGATCATAAATGCCATATTCCCGCGGGAACATCTCTTGAACTTCCGTTTCAGCAATAACTGTTTTTGTTTCAGAAACAGTTTTCAATTTATTACCAGGATAAACATACAGCGACTGGTTAATTGATGAAAAGTTTTTTAACAGATTAAAAGTTTTTTGTGTTAGCTTCATAATATAGGCCTCAATTTATTTTTTACTTTTTTCTTTAAAATCGTTGCCAACAGTAGCACTAGCACCAACTTGAGCAAGATCCATCAAACTACCACCGAACATATACGAACCCATATGAGTCAGTCTCATCCATGGACACATCCACACTTTGATACCAGCTTTACGAGCCCACTGACAAAACATATAATCCTCTGAGAGATATCGTTTTGTTTCTGGATCAATAACACAATCAAAATATGCCATGATCTCCCGAGACCCATCGAAGGCTTTTGTTCTTACGTGGTCAGGCTTATAAGAAAATTCAGGATATGCTTTAGCGTATTCCTCAAAAGCACTACGTTGAATCATCATGAATCCTGTACCACCCTCTAAAACTTCTTGTGGTTGATCAAGACGAATTTCATTAGCACCCGAAGCAGGATTAAAGACATAATCTCCTACATATCTTTCCAACTGTCCTGGATCTTCATCAGCAAATCCTTTATCAACAGCGCGCTTAACCTTTTCCCAAGAAATTGCTTTTTTCGGATAAGGACCGCACATAATCTGTTTGTCAGAACCAGGCTCAGCTATTGCAGCCAGTGCTAGCACATCTGTTGGATCAAATCCAATATCACTGTCGATAAACATTAGATGTGTGCAATCAGATCTCATGAACTCGTCTACCA